GTAACAGCTTTAAGAACAGGATTACCTTTCTTAATACGAGTAATATTATTATTTTTAATATCAGCAATACGATTAATTACATTGTCAATTTCGTTAGCAGATTTACCAGCACCAAACTTATCACTAGTAATAACCATCATGTTAGTATTGATTTGGTCACCTATCTCTTTGAAATATTCAAATGCCCTTAATGCTTTAATCTGATATATAAGATTATCTGTATTATTATAGCTAGTACTTTCTACATCATCTTTAAGATGTTCTCTTAATTCAGTTACTCGTATTCCTTCTTCGAGTAATTCATCTTCATTGATAGTTACTCCTCTAGCTTCAAGCATTGCTTTAACATCTTTAAGACGAGTTTTCTTAGTAATACTATTAGCTGGAATACCAACAGTCTTAGCCAATCTTATATACATATCTCGTCTCAATCCTATAAGGGGATTAAATCCAGTTTCACCGAATACATTATCATTAGCATTTTGTCTAGCAATAAGTTCGGTTATTACAGGTTGATTAACGAATAAGATAGAAGTTTCATAGTTTGCACCACAATCAACAATAGACTTATATACATCGAAAGTATATAAATCAACATTAGGTACACCACCTTCTTTTACACCGTCAAGAATAAGTGCAGTAGTTTCAGAAGAGTAAGGAGTAATTAAACGATTATCTATATTAAGATTATCGTAACTCCAACCTAACTGATTATGGTCTACCATTACTTCTTTTCCACTTCTAGTTACGTCTCTGAAACGTTTTCTTAATTTTGCTTGAGCGTCTTTGGCTTCTTTCTCTGTATTATATGTATATACAAACCTAAAACCACCATGAGCACCGTCAATAATAGTCTTAGCTTTATTACCAATAGAGGCAAAGTTGTCACGATTAACAGAAATAGCTTTAAGACGTGCACCGGACATATTAGCATCACGATACCAATTTTGAGCAATTACTGAATTAATATTACGATAAGTCTCTGACAAACCTTCAAAGATATTACTCTTTGCAGCTTTAATATCTTCAAAATTACTAGACGATAAGTTCTCACCAATAGATACTGGTAGATTCATTATATTAATAAATGTATCTACTATTTTATTGTTACGAGCATCACGAGTATTTTGTTGAGCTACTGTTAATTGACTAAATTCTTCAAGAGACATAGCTCCTACTATTTCAGCTCTTGCTTGAATAGTTTGTTCTAATCTAGCTCTACGAGTTTCATCAGCATAATCAATAGCTAGTTGTTCAGCGTTATCTTTTACATTTTGATAAAATTCTCTTTGTTCATTAATAACAGATTGAATATTACGATACTGTTGTGCAAACTTAGCAACATATTCATCATTAGCATATTCACTTTCATAAAAGTCCATCTTACTTACAATAGCGTCTACTCTTTCACCAAACTTTAATTCTTTTGATTTAAAAGTAATAGTAAGATTATCTTTTATTTCTCTTGGAAGCTCAGCCCATGTTTCATCTGTTTCAGCTATTAAATCTCTAACTTGGTCAGTTAAGAATTTATCATATTCTTCATTAGCTTTACGAACAGTTTCTCTTGCAGCTTTACGAGCTTCTTTAAATTCTTCTTTAGTAAATTCAGAATTAGTAGCTTTACGAGTTTCTTTATCTATTAAAGAATTTATATAACCAATATATCTGCGATAAGTACTTACTTCATCTTCTCCATCTATATATTCGACCTTATGAGGTTTACCATTTCTATCGAAATAAGCTGTATGATATATACCGTAAATACTATCAATATCAAAGTCAGCACCAGTTTGTAATACCCATTCATCAGGAACTACAATAGTAGAACCTTGAGATTCATCTAACAAACCTACTACTTTCATAACAGCAATAGATTGTTTACCTTCTGTTGGAATACGATAACCAATCATAGTATCTAATCCAGCATTTTGTAAGTCCTCTAAAGTTACTTCATGTACAAGATTGCCTTCATTGTCATAAGTATTATAAGCCTTAACCATCCATTTAGGTAATAGTATTTCTACTATTTGACTTCCGTCTTTATGATAAGTAAGTTTACGTCCTAGACTATATCCGTGCTTCTCTTCTACTTTTGATTGCATTAAATCTCTTAAATCTGTACGACCAGACAAAGCTGTTATACCAACATCTGATACTTGACTAGCATGAAAACCAGGAAGTACTTGTCGAGTAACACGATTAGTAAATATACTATTTACAATGTTTTCTATCTTACTACGAACTAAGTTAGTCCATGCAGGCATATAAGGCAATCCAGTTTCAGGATTGATTTCGGCATATTTACGATAATTATTATCTAATCCTCTACGAGTTAACTCGTCTTTAATAAGTGCTATAAATTGATTATTATCAATCTTAACTTTTCCTTCTTCATATACTACGTTACCTCTAGCGTCAATACTAACTCCAATACGAGATGCCGCATCTTTAAAGCTATCTTGAATATTAGCGGTAAAGTTATCAAAGAAATCTTTAATAAGAGATTGTCCTTCAGGAGTATTACCTATATTATCAATTAGTTTCTTAACTATCTGCAATCCAGCTTTATTCTCACCGTCCATGTGTTGTGGAATATCTTGTTGCGTATATAGATTAGAATACCAACCAGTTTTATACTTAGTTTGGATGTCCTCGTTAAACCGTTTCAACCTTTCTTTAGAGGGGAATTTTCCATGAGCATCCCAAAACTCTAATACTCTATTAGTTGTAGCCTTTTCGGTAGTAGTAAAGTTTACCTGACCAATATTATTATCAGTCATATATTTAGCAAGTAAACCAAGTTCACTATTACCTAAAAATCTAGGTATGAGTACAAATTCAGCATTTTTAATCTGAATAGGATTAGCTAATTTAGCATCATTATCTATTTCTAAATCATAATAGAAGTTCTTTTGAACTTGTATTTTCTTAGATAATTCTTCTAACTTAACATTATCAATAGGTTTACTTTCATCATAAAGAGCTTCAATTAAGTCTTTATAATTATCATACTCGCCACGTAGATACATTCTACGAACAAATTCGTCTAAGGTTATAAACGATTGAGCATCAGTTACTTCTGATTTATCTTTAGCAAACTGTTTAAGTACAAATGCTTCTGTCTCTTTAGATACTTTAGCTATCTTTAATTGTTTCTTTAAATCTTCAATAACTCCACCTTTGCTTTGAACATCTTCAAGAGTAATATATTTAAAACTACTATCTACACTAATAGTCTTATTAGGAGAAACTACTATATCTCCCAAATGCTTCTGTACATTGTATAAGTCATAACCTGCATAAGCTAATCCTCCGGCTTGATATTCTTTATTACGTTTAATTGTATCACGAGAATCTTTATAATATGCTTCATCTCCAAAGAACATATCATTAAGATTGTTATATTGAATCTCATAATTAAGTACCATTTCTGCAATAAAAGCATTAAATGATTCTTGACTAGCGTTCTTATATCTATCTACAAATTCTTTATCAGAACTGTATTTAGCAACAGCTTCTTGTATTCTATAATTAATATAATTATCTATATAATTATATACAGAATTACGAAGTCCACCAGTAAGTCTAATATTGTACTCTCCATTCTCATCTTGTATTAGCGATATTTCACTATTCTTTCCCCCGTAAAGGAGTGAGAATACGTTGCCTCCCTCGAATAGCCAGTTCATATCTACTCTTTTGGCTATTTCACTACTACTATATTTATAGTTGTCAATCTTATTGACTTTATCAATAAGTAAACTTCTAAACTTAAATACATTACCAGTAGGAACACCATTTGAATCAAGAATACCTTTACGATAATGATAGTTAAGTCTAGCTTCTGATTTACGTAAATCTTTAAACTCTTCTTTTATCTTAGGTTTACCGTTTTCATCAGATACGATAGTTACTACTCCATTCTCAACAGTTGTCTCAAATAAGAAGTTAATAGCTTGCGCCATTTCTGCAAGTTCTTTAGCATAAATATTAGCATAAGCTACATATATTGGATGACCATGATAAATAGAGCCGTTAGCATTAAATAGTCCAGTATAATCTAACTTATAACTATTAAATACGAAAGTCTTAGGTGCATCAGAAGGTGTTTGAGTAAAGAACTTAGATTTTTTAACTCCTTTAGTCATCTCATAATTGTCACCATTATTAGCGTATTCATTAAGCGTAATAATATCCCATTCAAGCGCATTAATATCTTTATAAGATTTAGCCTTTCCTGTTACTTCGTTACTAACTCCATTATATAGTTGTGCGCCAAATTCACGATAATATTCAGTTAGTTCATAACCAGTATCTGTAAGACGAAGTAGACCTGGGACTATCTTTCCATTAGACAAAGTTTTCTCAATAAGAATATTACTATATTTGTATTGAGGAATATTAGCAAATTTAACTAAGTAATCACGTAGTTCGGTATTATTAACAGGATTATCATTATAACGATTATCGTTAATTCTTTCAAAGAACTTACTTATATAGTTGTTCTTTAAAATATCACTAACTAGATTGTTCTCTGCATTAATACTATTAAATTCAGAATCTACTATCTGATAATCTTTAAATCTATTAGATATACGATTGGCTATATTATTAGCATAACCACCTTTATATTGTAGTTGAGATTTATCAAAAGGAACTACCACATATTCTTCATTCTCTTTAGTTTTAGCATATTCACCTGCATAATAGATACGTTGTGCTTCATTATCTATCTTTAATAGATTAGTCGCCTTACCTACTACTTTATTAAACTCTAACAAATCATCGACAATAGAAGAGATATTAGAAAGTTGGTTATCACCGAAGTTACGAACGTAGTTAACAACACCCTGTCTATTGATGCCGAAGTTATACTTATTAAAAATTGCAGCAATTTGCTCCGTAATTTCTTGGATTTCATTTGTGTTAGAATTTTTTAGTGTAGATAATCTGTTTTTAAGTTCGTCTAATACGGCAATATCATTAGCCATAATAGAAGGATTGTGAATAAGTGAATCGAAACTATTAAGTATTTTGTTTTGTAGATTAAGTTTAGGAAAAGTATTACGATTCTTAGTAACCACATTAGAACCGTCTTGACTATAAACTACTTCATTACGTTCCCAAATAGATTGTTTTAGTTGAGTAAATATCTTATTTCTCATTTGAACATTAGCTTCGTCTTCTAGTAAACGTGCAGCATATTCTAAATGAGATACTTCTTTAAATCTTGCAGCAATAGTATGGAAACTTTCTACCATAGCTTCAACACTAGAGAAATTACCATAGTTATTAATAGCTTTAAAAGAACTAGAAAAAGTAGCACTTTCAGCCATGCCTGAATAAGTATTATTAGAAGTATCAGGTTGTTCATTTATAAAACTATTACTATTTGTTTTAGGTAAACGAGCAAACCATTCTTTTACTTCTTTGCTAACATTTTTATCTATATCTTTTCGTTGGTCAGATAATTCAGACCAATCAGCACGAAGAGCTGCAATAGTTTCTTGGTCATCTTGACGAGAGTTCTGTTCACTATCTTCTTTAACATCATCGCTAGCTTCATAGTCTTCATTAGTATCTATGCCAAACTCTTTGCTAAGACTAACTACTTCCGGTGAGTTAATTACTATATCAAATAACTCATTACGATTATAATTACCACCATCGTAAAGATTACGAATAATAGTACCTACATAAGCCTTTTGTTCTTGAGTAAGTTTTTTATCATTCTCTTTTAGATGTCTATTAAGATAAGTAATCATAGTCAGCTTTATAGCGGCTTGAGGACTTAACTCATTACCGGCTTTATCCTTTATTACTTCGCTTTCACCCTTACGTTTTTTATTAGCAAGAGCTTTACGAATACTTCCTTGACTCTTTAAATAAATAGTAGCAAGAATATTAATAGCGTGGTCTTCTTTCGCTATGTCATTACCAAATACACCAGTCCGTGAAGTACAAACGTTCTGAACATAATCTTTAGTATTGATAGTCTCTCTGTTATTATATGCTATTATAGCATTAACAGTACTAGTATCAATATTCTCATCATTAAAATCTCTACCAGTCTTTTCTTTATACCAATCACGAAAACTATTGTCTTCGATAGTAGCAAGGTATTCAGTAGATTTTCTAACATCATTATTAGTAAGCGGTAATAGCTTATCTAATTTAGGGTTACTAGGAATACAACTCATACACTTTATATTATTAATTAAGTTATTACTAACATTATCAAAGATAACATTATTATCAATACTATCAAATAGATTCATTAGACGGACGAAAACCGCACGTTACGAAGGCGGACGGATGCCCGTAGACCGCAAATTCCTGCCGAATTTCGCATTTTATATGCTGTCGTGATAGTAAGATAAGGAAAATATAAAAGTCCGGCAGATGCGCTTAAAATGGCTCATTCTAAGGCTCTCTACCGGACTTTCGTCTCTAGGCTTATCTTACTTAACTACATACAAAACTAAGCTCACCAGTGTCAAACAAATGCGTCACAATAGCCTTTTGTCGATTATTTAATCCCTCAATCAGACTATCGAAATTATCGACTTGACGGTAGTTATCACTTATACTACTATCTAAATCTAAGTCTATATCAGGAATATCAAATACATCATCAGTAGGAACACTAACATCTTCCTCTGCTCTATCAAAAGTATCGTCATGAGTAACAGTAGAAGTACTAGCTGTATCACTAGTTTCTAATCCAATAGTAGATAAACGATTACGAACTTCTCCAAGTAATGTATTATCTATTTGTCCTATTTTACCTATTAATTCTACTAAAGCATCTACTATTTTAGTAAATATGTTATTTGATTCAGTAGTAGCATTAGAATCATACTTAATTCTAGCTAGTAATCTAGCAAATGTACGATTAGTAATAGCTTCGACTACAAACTCTTCAATAGCAACAGCTCTAGGTTTACTACTATTTAAGAAATCTCCATACTCATCTACTAGACGAGAATCTTGATTAATAAAGTTAGCAAACTTATCGTATAAGTCTCCGAATGATTGTTCTATATTAGCACGTTCATCATTAAGTAAATAATGTACACCTTCATGTATAAGAGTAAGAACTCTACGTTCAGGAGCAAGACTATTAAAACGATTACTAAGAGTAATAGTATTACCACCAGCGACTATTCCTGCAAATCTACCTTCATCACCTACTATTTCAATATCAGGATTAAGTTTAATACCAGCACTTTCTAATGCGGATATAACAGATAGTAGATTAGGATTATCAGTATTAGCTTGTGCAACTTCCATAAGAGTACCTACTTGAGGAGTACTGTCTTGACTAGCAAGTGGGTCAGGTACAACTACGGGAGACACAGTTTGTTGCTCCTTTATGGGGGAAGTAGCGGCGTTAGCCGCGTCAGTACGACTAGCATTGCGACTAGGATTCATAAGAGTGATATTACGATTATATACATCTCCTACATAATTAAAGTTACTAACAATATTACCTTTACTATCAGTAACACTTCCTAAATCAGTAACCAATACTCCGTCCTTAGCTACAAATTCTTCATAACTACTATAACCAGTATCAAACCATTCGTCTTGAAGTATATTAGGTATCTTAGCTTGTAGTTTACCATCTACCATTCTAAACAAATTAGATTCACCACGAATAGCTGAATTAATAACATTACGGGTAAGCGTAGCATATACTCCTTCCATCATAGTACTAAAGTTACCATGATTATTAGTAGGAACAAAACCATTAGGCATACGAGCCATAAGCCTTCTAGGTTTAGTTTCACCAGGTATAGCAAATGCTACATTTCTATCAGCAACATTAAAGTAAATAGTAGCTCCAATCTTATTAAGAGGACGAAATGCACGACCTACAACTTCATAACCATAAAGAGCTTTTTGCTTACCTACATATTTAGATATTTCATCTAATAGTTGTTGATGTAAATCAGTATTACCTTGTAGAGTAGCATCTACTAATGAATGGAATAACTTATCTAATCCTTCGTTAAACCTTTTAGTATATTCAGTAGCTTCTGTTTCACTATTACTCATAGTATTTTCACGACTAGTAACAGCAATAAGTCTGCCTTCTGAATCTTTAATAGTCATACCAACTACTCCTCTAGGAATACGACTAGCAGCAATAATACTATTAGATTTAATATCAGCAACTCCTCCGTCAACCCCTACTACTAAACGATAACCATCAGTAGCTTCGCTAGTAGCTACGTCTCCAAACTTACGATATATAGGATTACCTTGTTTATCTTTAGCATAAATAACACTACCTGAACTTGTACGTCCAACAACTAGACGTTTCTTTTTAGACTTAGTTTTACTAATAGAGGACTTTAAGTTATTAATGTCCGTATAAGACTTCTTGAGTTTATTCATCCAATTAGTTAACGAATCATTAACAATGGTACTAAAGTTAGACT